GTCGAGCATCTGGACGACGAAGGCCCAGCCGCGCCGACCACCGTGCGCGCCCGGGTGCTGGTCCAGTGCGCCCTGGGTGTGCCCAACGACATTGTCGAAGTGGCCGCCGACCAGGTCGAGACGCTGGCCGAAATGATCGACACCGACCCGGCGGCCGTGGCCTACGCCGAATCGCAGGGCCGCTGACATGACGGCCGTATGCTCCACGCCGGCGGCGGTGCTGGCCGTCTCGCTGGAGGACGCGCGCGAGAAGGTGCGCGCCACCGAAGATGACGGGCTCGACAACCAGCTCACGCTGTCGTTGCAGGGCCTGGTTGCCGAGGTGGAGCACGCCACCGGGCATTGCCTGATGGAGCAGGGCTGGGCGGTGACACTCGACGGGTTCCCGGCCGCCTGCGCCGGCGCCGAGCCGATCATCCGCCTGCCGCACCCCGTGCTGGCCGTCCAGTCGGTGAAGTACATCGACCAGGCCGGCATCGAACAGACGCTGGCCGGCACCGCCTACGAAATCGTCGAAGAGCGGTACCGGTCGTTCCTGGCACCGGCACCAGGCACGGCCTGGCCCGTCGCGATGGCCCGCCCGCGCGCCGTGAAGGTGCAGTGCACGGCCGGCTACGGCAGCAGCCCGACGCTGACGCCCGCGCCGGCGCGCCAGTACATCCTGGCCCGCCTGGAGCTCGAGTACTGCCCGCCGCTGCGCGCGCCGACCCTGGAGCAGCTGGAGGGCCTGCTGGCGTCGATGAAAATTTATGGGTGACCCATGCCGAAAAACAGCAGGATCAAGATTCAACAGCGCGGTACCGGCCGGGACGACGGCGGCCAGCGGATCGATACCTGGACCGATGTCGCACAGGTCTGGGCAGATATCCGTGACATCAGCGGCCGGGAGTTCGTGGCCGCCGGCGCCGACCAGGCAGAAGTGACGACGCGCATTCGTATTTGGCGGCGCGACGCCGTCACCGCAGCGATGCGCGTACTGCATGGCGCCAAAGTCTACGAGATCAAGTCGGCGCTGCTGGAGGGCACCGACACCACCCTGTTGATGTGCACGCGGAGGCCAGCATGACCATGCGAGTGAATGCCGCCGGCTTCTTGGCTGGAATGCGCGCTGCGCTCAGTGGCGTCGAAAGCGCTGTGGGCGAGGACGGCTTGCGGGCGACCGGGTTCGCCGGCGCGGCAGTCCTGCGTGACGAGGTCAAGCTCAACGCTTCCCGCCACGTGATAACCGGCACTCTGTTGAGAAATGTCATCGTCAAGCGCGCCGAAGAAAAGTCGGACGGCGCCCGGGTGCAGACCTACATCGTGACGGTCCGGGGCGGCAAGATCAATCAGGACGGTGACGCCTTCTACTGGCGTTGGGTCGAAAAAGGGCACGGGTTTGTGCCCCGGAAGCCGAAGCGCGCCAACCGCAAGCTGCACCGCGAGGCGGCGAAAGCGGAAGAGGCGCGGCGCGTCGCGGCGGAGTTCGGCGACCGCCGCAGCAAGCCCCGCGCATTCTTCCGCAACGCGTTCGATGCGAAACACGATGCCGCCGTCGCGGCGATGCGAGCCGAGCAGGCGCGGCTACTTTCGGAGGGAGGGGGCGATTCGTGAGCCTGGAGAAACAGATTTTCGAAGCTCTCAAGGGCCTGGTCGACGAGCGCGTCTACCCGGACATCGCGCCGGATGCCCAGCTGCCATACATCACGTATCAGCAGGTGGGCGGCCAGGCGGTCAACTTCGTCGACGGTTCCATTCCTGACCGATCGAATGCCCGCATTCAGGTCGACGTGTGGGCAGCAACCAGGCTGCAGGCCTCGCAGCTCAGCGCCGCCGTGGAAAGCACGATGCGGTCGCTGACCGCGTTGCAGCCCACCGTGCTCTCCGCCCGCGTCGATACGTACGACGAACCCACCGGTGCCAGAGGCGCAATGCAGGACTTCAGCCTCTGGTACTGAGTTTTTACCTCGCCCACTTGGGCATCGCAACAGCCGCTTATGCGGCTTTTTTTACGCCTATCGAAAGGATATTCCATGGCCCAGGTACCTACTGGCAGCACCTTCCACGTTGCGACCGCGTTCGGCACGCCGGTCGCCGTCACCGCGATCAGCAACGCAACCGAGGCGGTCGTCTCCGCCACCGCGCACGGCTACAGCGCCGGCGACATCGTCGAGATCTCGTCGAACTGGGGCCGCCTGAACAAGCGCGCCTTCCGCGTGAAGTCCCCAACCGCCAACAATTTCGTGCTGGAAGGCGTCGATACCACCAACCTGAACTTCTATGCCAGCGGCGGCGGCGGCGGTTCGGTGCGCAAGGCCAGCACGTTCGTGCAGATCACCCAGGTGATGAACCCGAGCGCGAGCGGCGGCGAAGCTAAAAAGGTGACCTACAAGTACACCGAATCGGACGTCGAATACTCGATCAACGACGGTTTCTCCGCTGTCAGCCGCTCCATCGAGATCGACGCCGACGCCATTAATACGGCTGGCTACATCGCGGTGAAGACGCTGACGGATACCCAGTCCGACACCATCCTCAAAACGATGACCAAAAGCGGCTCGTTCACGCTGCTGCCGTGCACGGTGGCCCTGAACGAGGAAGTGACCTACACGGACGGCCAGATCAACCGCGTGAAGTGCGATTTCTCCGGCAACAACAAGAGCACACGCTACGCCGCATAACCAACCCCGTTTTGCCTTGCTCGCCACACGGCGGGTTTCAGCCCAGCGGGTAGCTCCTGCTGGGTCTTTTTCTCCCCATATCGAAAGCACAACATCATGGCTAAAAGCAAATTCACCCTGACCGCCTCCCCAACGTTCGAAGCGACGGTCGCAATCCCCGTGCCGGGCAAGGGTCTGGCTGACGTGGTCTTCACCTTCAAGCACCGGGACCGCAAGGCCTTCCGTGAGCTGATGGATAGCCTGGCGACGCCGGACGAGGAGCGAAGCGACGCCAGCCTGGTGCTGGATATCGCCAGCGGCTGGGATCTGGCCGAACCATTCGACGCGGAACACGTCGAGCAGATGCTCGAGCGCTACATGGGCTCCGGCCAGGCGATCCTAAATACCTACATCGGCGAGCAGACGGGCGCGCGTCAAAAAAACTGATCGAGCTCGCAAGGGCGTTGTACACGCTCCCTCCCACCGCCGAAGAGGCGGAGGAGGCGGGGTTTGAGCTTGAGGACTACGAGGAAGACCCGGTCAATATTTGGCCGGACTCCCGTGAGGCGTTCGACCTCTTCCGCTTCATGCAGACGCAGTGGCGCAGGGACAACGGCCCTTGCGGGCTCGACTACAACGTGCTGTTCCACAAGATGGACCGCATGAACCTAACGCCCGAGCAGTACGACGAGCTGGAAGCCGACATCCAGCTCATGGAGGTCATCGCGCTCGATGCCATCCGGGAGCGAAAAAACAGTAATTGAAGGAGAAGTTCGATGAGCGGTGCGCAGCGTTTAGATATTGAAGTCGCGGTAGACGGAACCCAAAGCGCATCCGGCCTGGGCCAGATCAACACCGCAGTGGAACGTACTGCGCGCACGCTGGATAACTTGGGCGACCGGGGTACTGCGGCGCTGGACAGCATCGGCACGCAAAGCACCGTGGCCGCCGGCCGAAATGATGCCGCGACGCGGAGCATCATCAGCCAGGTCCAGCGGCAGATTGCCACGATGGAGGCCGGAGAACGCGGCACTCGCTCGTACTACGAAAGCATGACGCGCCTGCGTGGAGCGAATGCCGACGCTTTGGGACCGCTGCTGGAGCAGCTGGACCAGGTCACCGCGCGGCAGGCTGCTGCCCGTACCGGCCTGAGTGCGACGGCGAACTCCCTGGGCCAGGTCGGCGTTTCCGCGCGCCAGACAGCCGCCGCTATGCGCGGCGTGCCGGCGCAGATCACGGACATCGTGACGTCCCTGCAGGGCGGCCAGGCCCCGCTGACGGTCTTCCTGCAGCAGGGCGGCCAGCTGCGCGACATGTTCGGTAGCGCCGGCGGCGCCGCGCGTGGCCTTGCGTCTGGCTTAACGAGCTTGATCAACCCCTACACACTGGCGGCAGCAGCAGCGGCTGCGTTGGGCCTGGCCTACTACCAAGGCAGTAAAGAGGCTGACGCGTACAACCGCGCACTGGTCATGACCGGCAACGTTGCCGGCACGTCCGCTGGCCAGCTGGCGGACATGGCGCGCGGCATCAGTGCGTCTATTGGCACGCAGGGCGACGCTGCGGCGGCGTTGGCCGCGCTTGCCGGTAGCGGCGCTGTCGCCTCGAAAAACCTGCAGCAGTTCGGCGAGGTCGCCGTGCGTGCGCAGAAAACGATTGGCCTTAGCGTCGACGAGACGGCCAAGGCATTTGCCGACCTGGCGAAGAACCCGGTTGCCGCCACCCAGAAGCTGAACGATCAATACCACTACCTGACGAATGCGGTCTACGAGCAGATCAAAGCGCTCGAGCAGCAGGGCCGAACGCAGGAGGCCGGCGAAGCCGCGCAGCAAGCGTTCGCCACAGCGCTGACCCAACGCACGAAGGGCATCGAAGAGAACCTCGGCTACGTGGAACGCGCCTGGCGCAGCGCCGGCAGCGTGGCAAGGCAGGCGTGGGACTCCTTCATGAATGTCGGACGGATGCAGACGTTCGACCAGCAGCTTGCGTCCGTCCAGGAGAAACTGAAGCTTGCTCGGTCCACTGCGTCTAGCGGCACTGGCGTCGCCAGTGACTGGTCGGAGATCAACCGGGCCTCGGCGCGTGCCAACGTAATAGCGCTGGAGGCGGAGGAGGCGAAGCTGCGGGGTCTGATCAAGGCTCGGAAGGATGCTGGTGATGCGGCGGCGGCGACGGCGAAGCGTGAGGGCGCGGCGAACGAACTGTCGGATCTGGCTAGCAAATACCTGGACAAGGAAACGCAGCGCCAGAACGCATTGACGGCCGCTCGTCAAAAGGCGGCCGACGCCTCGGTCGGCGTCGAAGGCAAGGCGCTAGAGAAGATCCGCGCTGATTTGAAAAGCGCCGAGGCCGGCATCAATGCCCAATATGCAGAAAAATCCAAAGCGAAAGCGTCTGCGATCAGGACTGAGGCGTCTGCATACGTCAAACTCACGACCGCTATTGGCGAACGGATCGACGCGACCGCACGTGAAGCGGCCGGCTTGGGCCCAATGACGGAGTCACAACGGCTTCAAGTAGCATTGGACGAGGGCGTAGCGTCCGGAAAAATTAAGCTGACTGCGGCTCAGAAAACACTCTACGAGCAGCAGATTAAGACGTTGGCGCAGAACGAGAGCGTCATCGAGTCGGCAAAACGCGCGGCGCTTGGGCAAGCCGAGGTCGCGAAAATTTACAAATCGATAGCAGAGGAGCAGGCCCGCTCAGTACGGCAAGCTGAAGACGAGGCGAGCCGCAATGAAGACCTTGTCCGCACTTTCGGCATGACGAAGAGCGCGATTGCAGGGGTCGAGCTCGCGCGTCTCGAGGAGCAACTTGCTCAACGCAGCTCTCTTGGCCTGACCCTCGATGAGATTGAGCACCTGGAGCAGCTGATCGACGCGAAGAAGCGCAGCGCAGCTGCCGTTTCCAGCTTGGAAGAGCTGGAGAAACAGCGAGAACTGTGGCGCGGCATCGAGAGCACGGCGCACGACACCTTCGTCTCGATCTTCGACAGCGGCAAGAGCGCATTCGACCGACTGCGTGACACGTTGAAGAACGGCTTGGCCGAGCTGCTGTATCAGATGACCATCAAAAAATGGATATTCAACATCGAGGCCAATGTCGGCTCGGGCAGCAGCGGGGGGCTGACTGGGTTGGCTCAAGCCATTGGCGGCGCCGGCGGTGGTGATGCCGCCGGTAGCTCTGCCGGGGGCATGCTTAGCACCGCCAGCACCTGGTTGAGCGCAGGGAAAAGCATCTATTCCGCGTTCGCGGGCGGCATCTCGACGTCGCTAGGCGGCTACGTGTCGACGCTGGGCAATATGTTCGGCTCGCAAGCGGTCAGCGCGTTCGGGACGGGTATGAGCTTGACGGCGTCGCAGGCCGGCACCGCTGCAGCGGCCTATGGAGGTACCAGCACGGCAGTCGGCGGTGGCCTGACGGCCGGCGCAGGCTTCGCCAACGCGATCCCGGTCATCGGCTGGATCATCTCCGGCATGATGGCGTCGAACAGCCTGTACAAGCAGGGCTGGGACTTCAACAATGGGTCCGTGAACAAGCTGGGCCAGAACCTGGGCAGCGGCATCAACCTGGTCGACCAGCTGGCGCGCAAGCTGGGCTTTAGCAACAGCACGGCCAATATCATTTCCGGCCTGGCGCCAGTGGCCAAGCTGTTCGGCCGCAAAAACCCGGAGATCGAATCGCAGGGCATCGAGGGCAGCATCTCGACGGCCGGCGGGTTCACCGGCCAGGCCTTCGCCAACATCCTGGAGAAGGGCGGTTGGTTCCGCAGCGACAAGCGCTACAGCAAGACGGCGGACCTGACGACGGAGAACGACGCAGCGTTCGACAACACGATGGCCGGCATGGTGGCCGCCGTGAAGGGCTTCGGCTCCGTGCTGGGCGTGCAGACGAGCGTGATCGATGGCTACAACAAGGCGATCAAGCTGACCCTGACCGCCGACGAGGCGAAGAACAAGGAGCTGATTGCCGGGATGTTCTCCGGCGTCGCCGACGACCTGGCCAACCTGCTTGTTCCCAGCCTGGCGAAGTTCGCGACCGAAGGCGAGGCTGCGGCAGCCACCCTGCAGCGGGTCGCCACCAATTACGCTGGCGTCGGTTCGATCATGCAGTCCTTGGGCGTCGACGCGACCAAGGCGTTTGGCGCCGTGGGCCTGGCATCGCTTGAGGCCCGCGAGCGGCTCATCAAGCTGGCCGGCGGCGTTGATGCGCTGGGGAGCCAGAATCAATTTTTCGTGCAGAACTTCTTGAGCGCCGCCGAGCAGCTGGCGCCGGCGCAGAAGGCCATGGCCGAGCAGTTGACGGCACTGGGCTACACCGGCATCACCACTGGCGACCAATTCAAGGCTGCGGTGCTGGGCCTGGCCAGCTCCGGTGCGCTGGCGACTGAAGCTGGTGCCAAGACGTACGAGAGCCTGATGCAGCTGGCACCGGCCTTCAAGGTGGTGTCGGATGCGGCCGCGGCGGAAGCGAAAGCACGCGCCGAGCTCGAGGGCCAGATTTACGACCTGACCCACACGGCGGCGGAAGCGACAGCGCGGCAGCGTCAAGCCGAGCTGGCAGCCATGGACGCGTCACTGCGCCCCTTGCAGGAGCGCATCTATGCCCTGACCGATGAAAAGGCGGCATCGACGTTGGCAGCGGAGGCCATCAAGAAGGCGAAGGACCAGGCTGCCGAGAGCCGTGCTACCGAGCTGAAATCGTATGCAGATTTCGGCAACGCCCTTGCCGACACGATCAAAAAATCGCGCGAGGCGGCTAAGGCGCTGCGGGACTACAGCACGACCCTGCTGGTAGGCGAGGGCTCCCCGCTCAGCGACAAGGAACGCATGTCGCTGGCGCGGGCGCAGTTCGATGGTGCCAAGAATGCCGACCTGAAGGATGCTTCGGCCGCGTACCTCTCGGCGCTGAAGGAGATCGGCGTGACCGGCCTCGACTACGCGAAGGGCTTCGCGGCCGTGCAATCCAGGCTCCTGGCCGCTGCAGCTGCAGAAGATCGGCGGGCAGACGGCGCGCAGGACTGGCTCAAGTGGCTGGCCAGCAGCCGCAGCATGGGTAGCGTGGATGGATCGCACGCATCCGGGTTGGACAGCGTTCCGTTCGATGGGTACCGCGCGGAGCTGCACCGCAACGAAAAGGTCCTGACCTCGGCCGAGGCCAGCGACTACCGGGGCGGCGCAAAGGCGATCGAGGAGAACAACGCGCTGATGAGGCGGTTGATCGAAGCCGTCGAATCGGGCAACAGCGACGGGCGGACGGTGGCCCGAATTCTTCAAAACAGCACGCCCGATGGGCAGCGAATCAGGGTGGTGACGACATGAGCTTTAACGTAATCCCGCCCCTGGCGCTCACATCGGCGATGGTGATCAGCTCCACCGTCGCCGAACCTGACGCCGGGGAGCAGGTCCACAGCATGGCGACAAATTACGCGCTGGACGCTGAAGTGATCAGCACGACGACGCATCGAAAGTTCAAGTCGCTGCTGGCGAACAACGTCGGTAACGCGCTGCCAGTCTGGCCGGAAACGAAAACCCTCTGGTGGTACGACGTCGGGCCGACCAACCGCTGGGCAATGCTGGACCTGCTGCAGAACACCGCGACGGTCAAGGCAAGCGGCGACCTGACGATCGTTCTTGCGCCTGGTGCCCGCGTCGATTCGCTGGCCCTGCGCGGCCTCGTCGCAACGGCGCTGGCAGTCACGATGACGGTCCCGCAAGGGGCCGGCCAGGAACTGGTGTACAGCACCACCCGCAACCTCAATCGGCGCCTGGCCCGCAACGCCTACGAGTACTGCTTCAACGATTTCGAGACGCAAGCCAGCGTCACGCTGATCGATCTGCCGCCGTTCGCCAATGGCCGTATCACGGTCACCTTGTCGAACAGCTCCGGTGCGGTGCAGTGCGGGTCGCTCGTCGTCGGTAAGCGCGTCGAACTTGGCCGGATGGTGGCGGACCCGGAATCCGATGTCCTCAACTTTTCCACGATCGAACGGGAGAAGGACGGCACTGCGCGGCTGGAGCCGCAACGCAACGCGCCGACGCTCGTCTCGCAGATCCTGTGCCCGAAGTCGAGCGTCAACGCGATTCGCCAGCTCCGCGACCAGGTCAATGCGAGGCCGGCCATCTGGTCAGGCATTTCCAATGACCTCGACGGCTACGCGGAGGCCGTCGACATCTGCGGCATCTACAAGAAATTCTCGATAAACCTCAGGCACACCGAGCACGCCGTCGTGAGCCTGCAACTGGAGCAAATTTAATGGCACAGACACCACCTCCACCGATCGATGCGCTGCCGGAGGCGCCGCACACGAGTTCGCCGGCAACGTTCTCCGTGTTGATGGACGCGTTTCTGGCAGCGTTGATCGTCTTCCGCACGCAGCTGGTGGCGGCCTTGAACACGGCGTACAGCAATGCCGTCGACGCCTTCAACAGCGCGGGTGCTGCGGCGATTTCGGCACAGGCGGCTATCGGCGCTGCCAATGCCGTCGGCTGGGTCTCGGGCTTCTCGTATAACCAATTCGATACCGTCTACAGCCCTCAGGACGGCCGGACCTACCGCCGCCTGTTAAATGGGGCCGGCACGGTCGATCCTTCCCTCGATCCCACCAACTGGGTCTGCCTCAATCCCGTGCAGGCTGTGCCTCGCATGATGATCGTGACAGGCAGTGGGCCGATCACTATTCCGGCGAGCGAATTCGAGGTCGAGATCGTGGGCGGGCCGGCTGGGGGCTCCTCTAGCGCTTTTGTAGCGCAGGGCGCGGCCGGCGGCTACGTGAAAAAGCGCTACTCGGGCGCCACAAAGGGAGCGGTCGGAACCGTCGTTATCGGCAGTGTTGGGCAGGGCGGATCGACGCAAACAGCCGGGACTGCCACCAGCTTCACTTTGGCTGGGTTCCCAACGATCACCGCCGGAGGCGGGACGCTCACCGCGCCCTATGGTGGCACGGCCACCGGTGGCGACGTCAACATCCCTGGACAGGCAGGCACCCGCGGCAGGGCATACGACTACTCGTCGGCAAATGGATACCTGACGTCAGTATCGATCGCTCCGGGCGAGGGTGGGTCAACGCCGCTAGGGTTTGGCGGCGTGAATGGGGGCGCTGCCACTGGCTACGGCGCGGGCGGTTCCGGGACCGGTGCAGGATCGCCTGGCGTGATGATTCTGCGTTACTGAGGAGAAGCGAATGGAACTCGAAGACGTCCCGCCGTACACCTGTTCGCCAACCGACGTGCCAGTCGATGGCGATGTTGCCTTCTTCGATCAGGACGGCAACTACCTCACGGCTATGGTGGCCACGGCCTGCACGGCCGATTGGTTCTGCTACTGGCTGATCTATATCAACTTCTTCCCGGGCGTGACGGCGCTGACCTGGCGCAACTATGCGGAGTACCTGGCCGAGAGCATGGCGCCGGCCGCGCCGGACCCAGCCCCCGAGCCGGCGCCCAGCGCTCCATAACGACCCACAACAGGCCACCTCCGGGTGGCCTTTCCATTTCCTACCCCTATGAAAGCACTTCCCATGAGTCTCGAAACTGCCGGCGGCGCCGCGGCGATCAAATTTTTCGGCGCGACCGTGATCGCCTCGGCGCTGGCGACGGCCATCGGCTTCGCGCTGATGTGGCCACGCACGGCGCGCGAGGCCGTGGTGCGCTTCACGTGCGCCCTGTGCAGCTCGTTCACGTTCGGCCCACTGCTGGCCATGGCCGCGCATTCCTGGTGGCCGAGCCTGTTCACGTCGGCCCGCGAGTTCGGGTCGATGTACGGCGGCGACCCGCTGGCCGGCCTGCTGGTCGCGGGGGCACCGTTCCTCGTCGTGGCCGCGCTGCCGGCATGGTGGCTGCTGGGCGGGCTGGTGCTGTGGCTGGATAAGCGCCGGGGCAAGGACCTGGGCGAAATGGCGGTTGATGTGGCCGCCACCGTTAAAACCGTGAAGGAGGGCCTGCTGTGAACCTGACCATTTCCCAACTGCAGGCCATTGCCCCCGGCCTGGGTCCGGCGGCAGCCGTATACGTGCCGGCCCTGAATGCGGCCATGTCGCGCTACTGCATCGACGCGCCGAATCGGGCCGCACACTTCCTGGCCCAGGTGGCGCACGAGAGCGGCGGCTTCACGCAGTTCCGCGAGGGCCTGAACTACAGCGCCGATGGCCTGCGCAAGACCTGGCCGAAGCGCTTCATTAGCCTGGAGCTGGCCCAGGTCTACGCCCGCCAGCCCGAGCGCATCGCCAACTACGTCTACGCTGGCCGCATGGGCAACGGTGACGAGAAGAGCGGCGACGGCTGGCGGTACCGTGGCGCCGGCTGGATTCAGATCACCGGCCGCAACAATCACCGCGAGGTGGCGGGCGCCCTGGCCGTCATCGGCGACATCGGCGACTACCTGGCCAGCGTGCCGGGCGCGGCCACGTCGGCGGCCTGGTTCTGGTGGAAGAGCGGCTGCAACAAGCTGGCGGACGCCGGCAACGTCGACGCCATTTCCGACGTCATCAACATCGGCCGGCGCACGGAGAAGGTCGGCGACGCCATCGGCTACGACGACCGGCTTCGGCTGACCCGCAAGTGCCTGGAGGTGCTGTCGTGAGCCTCGAAACCATGATGGCCGGCGCCGTGCTGACTGTCGGCGTGGTGGCCGGCGG